TAATGCAGTCATTATTGTAGCTCCTTTAAAAGCGAGTTTGTGTTTTGTAGACCCCGAAGGCATCCACGATTATTTATGTGTCACTATAGCATAATTTGCATTATAATAGGTTCGGTATACCCGCTAAATAATTTCGTATCCTACTACTACATCATGTATAAACCATACTCAAAAGAATGGAATAGGTACAGATACCTCAAAGAAGCAATCGACAAATATCTAGAAGATGGTGTCGATCCTGCTTACATTGCGGATGATATTCGCAACATTCTTCATACACGATCTGAAGCTCTTCATACAGAGTTCACTCGAATCAACCAGTTAGAACACCATCTCTCGGAATAGCAATATGCTGTCTACCCAGTACCGTCTTCGTTTAGAAGGCATTTGCAAAAAGATTGCAAACGGTCAACAAGTAGATCTACCAGATATGATCTGGGCCGAAAAACTTGGAAAAGCAAACACTACTGCTCGTGATTGGTTAAACAAAGCACGCCGGCAGGCTGCTAATCCAAACATGCAAGAAGGTGGTATGGATGATTTTATGAATAGGATGGGGTTAGGAGACCCCGACCCATCCAATCACAGAAAGGGGTTCGGCAGTGCTGACGAGATCGTTGACTGGTTCCAACGTGACAAACCAGACGATTGGCGTCAGAGAGACTAGGTAGTCTCTACTACTGCAGATTTTTTACCGATATTATACTTAGTTTCCAAATCCCACTCGCCCTTGTCTTTGAAAGACAGGACTTTGATTTGGTTCAGAGGTGCAACGTCTTTAATATCCTCAGCGGACTTAACAGTTACAAGTCCCCAGTCCACCAGGAGCTGGGTAATTCTGTTGCGTCTCTGCACATCGTTGATCATAAGGTTTGCTTTCTTTCCATCAAGAGCAAACAGTTCCTTAAAGTGAACGATGAAGTATCTTCCTTGCTTGTGTAAAATATGGCAAGACTGATACAGTTTTCTTTCTTTGCGAGAAGCGACTCCGATGCGAGTCAGGGTTTCTCTTACTTTCAAAAAGTCATCTGGTTCGTTCAAAAATACTTCAACCATCTTATCAGGTGACCAAGAGTATTCAGGCTCATTCACAACAGACATTATTTCAATCCTCCAGTATCAAATCGTTGACGAATAAATTCAAGTTGTTCTTTGCTCAAGATTTTTAAAGCCTGTTCCGCTTTGGCATTACTATACTTGTAGTATTTTTTTACTAGATCCAGGTCTTTGATTTTCTCTTTGCGTAGCCAGGGGGAAAATCTTTTCTTTTTTCTCACAATATTTAGATAAAATTCATATTGCAAATCACGATCTAGTGATGCGTGCATATTCATTTCATTGGCATACATGATTGTATCCATGTGTCCTGCCATGCATTTGTTAATAATATATGCTGGATACTTCTTCTCAACAGAGGGATCTTCCTTGATCAGATCCTTCTTATTCATGTTGATAGAATTGAGCCAGTCTTTCAATTCAACGGTCATAGTGCCAATAAGAATGCCAATAATGTAATGATCGGGAGGTTGAAGATCGTAAATGTAAGAGGATTGATCTTCGAGAATTTTCCCGTTGGACGATAGTCCTCTTTTAACAAGTAACGATCAGGGTAATTAATTTTGTTTGATAGGTGAGTCATGTGAAACGCTTACACTAACTACAATGGCGTCAGGATTTCGTGCTAGAGCTGATTCTTCAGCGTCACAATAATTAGAAGCGATGACATCTTCAGTAAAGATCTTTCCTTCTTTGGATAGTTTTACTGCGCAGTTCATCGGATAATGTCAATGTTTTCTCCTTTAGTCCAGACTTCAAGTTCTGTACGAAGTCGGCCTTCACTCTTAAGTTTGTTGTACCTCTTTGTCGCCTTCTTCTTCCACAAGGCAATCAAGTTATCGAGGGAGTAATCATCGTATCTCGGACCACGCTTGAGTTCTGTATCCTTCCCTGACAGAACTTCGCGGATGTTCGAGAATCCGTAATCACATATGTAAAATCTTTTTTGTTGAGTGAGGGTCTTAGCACGCTCCATCACTTCACAGAAAGTCTTTAACTTAGCGGTGTCTTCAAGACTGTTCTTGATGATAGAGACCATTCGATTCTGACGCTTGAGTTTTTTAGATGATGCTGTATCAAGCGTTAGTTTCTTGTTATTATTCCTGACTGTGAAGTATTTATGCATACGATGAAATTCAGTGTCATGCATCAGAGGCGTAAAGTCTGATACTGTGTCACCAATATGCCTCAGGAAAGGCTTGAGTCCATCGTACTGTGAGACGCCCTTAGCAGTCCCGTAGAGCGATGTAGTCTCAAACCAGCAGATATCCTTCTGAAAGCGCCTAGAGACCTCTTCACGGGCGAAATGGGAGGCACACATGAGTGCCAGGAGTTTACCACCCAGGTAATTGAATCCAAAAGGTTGAGTGGGAACAATGATAAATCCCATGCAGGCATGACGGTTGAACAGTCCCAGATCGGGAGCCGCACCGAGATAATCGTTCCTAGGTTTGGAGTTGATCGTAGGAGATCCAAAGCGGATGAATCCCACAACCTTGCCAGTATTCTTCTCTGTAACCAACCACTTCAGTTCTCGACCAGGAATGCTGTCCTCAATGACGTGCGAGGCCACAACACCCAGGAGTTCGGAGAAATAATCGTTATCGAGTCCACCAGATCCGACAGGGACAATCTTGAAGTCCATGTCCTCAGGAGACATCGTAAAGTCATCAAAGAAAGCATCCTCCAACTGCTCATCAAAGAGAGTCGGAGTGATGTTTGCCACCCTGTCCATCTTGACAGAGCGGAAGTAGTTTTCAATCTGATCAATGTCTTGAAAGTATGCAATGAACTGGTCAGCTGCCCAGATTGCATCTTCAGGAGTCAGTTTCATCATGTAGTTATCTCAATAGAGGTGGGTGTGTTCCAAAACTAGCAACACCACCGAACAAGGGAAGAGTCAGTCTTGGTCGATCCTTTCTAGTGCCATAGGTTTTGATCCCATGCCACTGCTGACTGTTGAAGATCACCAGTCTATTATACACGTTATCGACGCGAACTGTCTCTACAAAGTGATCAGCATAGAAATCATATTCTTTCTGATACACTTCTGGATCAACTTCCTCTCTACGATTCAGTTGTTGATGCATGGCAAACAAGTTGTCACTCATCTTAGGATCATATCCATATTTGAAGTTATACAGAGATGTACCAGTATCTGGTTCGGGATCTTTAGTCAGATAGACAATGCCACCCATCTGCCACATACCGTCTCTGTGCATCATACCACGATTCATAGCATGATACTGATCTTCGTGGTGAGGCCAAACCTTTTGAAAAGAATTTGAAAACCTCCACCCGATGATGTCAGGATCATGGTAGAACAGGTTAATATATTTCTTTTGAAGAAAGTTATCAAACTCTCGATTTACATCCGACAAAAGAGGTGACCGATATCCAGGATACCGGCCATCATTTAGTGTGTATTCAAGTGACTCCGCAAACTCTACAATCTTGTCAGGATCTTCAAAGAAATTGTCAACGATTGTAATAGGATACGTCATTTGAATTCACATTCCACCATGAGTTCTGTCAGTGCCGCTAGTAGATTAATTTCCTGATCTGCGACGAAAGCCATTTGATACTGATACTTAGCAATGATGAGCACCGCAGCAGCAAGACCAGGACCAGTAACTGCGGTACTAAGACCATCATAAACACGACGCAGCAAAGAGCTAGGATCGTTGTCAAGATTAGAAACGACCCACTTACGCACGTAAGTAAAATCCTTGCTACGAAGTTTTTGGATAAGTTCATCAACCGAGGCATCCGAGAACGCCGCGAGGATACCCGCGTCGATCTTTCCAATACTGGCATATCGTTGACATTCATTTAGGACTCGCCTCCAGTCTGGGAAGTGCTTGTTGATGAGTTCAGCAATGACTTTCTGATCCGCCTCAACGCCCTCAAGATCCAAGATCTCTTTGAGACGCTTGAAGAATTCCATTGCGATTGTGGGTTTCTGTCGGCCAGAGATTCCGAACTCGACGACTGCACAACGGGAGTGGAGGGGTTCAATGATTTTGTTTTTGAAGTTGCAGGTGAAGATGAATCTGCAGTTCTTACTAAACTCCTCAATAGACGCCCGTAGGAGGAGTTGTACATCGTGGGTTGTGTTATCTGCCTCATCAATGATGATGACTTTGTGTTTTGCAGTTGAAGCAAGCGAGACGGTCGAAGCGAAAGATTTCGCATTGTTTCGGACAGTATCGAGGAATCGTCCTTCATCGGATCCGTTGATGACATAATAATCTGCTCCTAGTTGATGGCAAAGGGCTTTTGCAATGGTAGTTTTTCCAACACCAGCAGATCCAGTTAGAAGCAGATTAGGGATCTCACCCTTGTCCACAAACCCTTGAAAGATCTCTTTGATCTCTGCCGGTAAAATACACTCTTCTACAGTCTTAGGTCGATACTTTTCAACCCAAAGAAAATCACTCATGATCAAGTACAAAAAACATTATAATAATGGCGAGTATTAGACTCGCAGGCTTCCTTAGTGGAAGCGGCAATCAGGGTCTTTCCATCCTTGCGGACAGATACCCACATACTACCTCTCTTTTCAAGTGTGTAAGGTTTGTCA